ATGGCGCCTGACTGGGCGGCGCTGCGCGAGGCTTTTGAGGCGGGAAAATCAACCGTGACGGAACTGGCGAAACAGGCGGGCATCACCCGGCAGAAGCTTTCCGTGGTCGCCGCCCGCGAGGGCTGGTCGGGCGCTCCCGCGTCGAAGCAGAAATCGCAGGGCACGCGCGACACCATCAAGCGGCTGAAGGCACTGTTGCAGCAGCGGCTCGCAGGCCTTGAGGCGCAGCTCGGCACGCTGGGGCAGGAGGCGAGCGCCGCCTCGAGCGAGCGCGACATCCGCGCCGCCAACATGCTGGTCAGGACATTGGAAAAGGTTCTCGAACTTGAGCGCAAGGACCGGGCAAAACGAAGCCGCAGCCGAAAGCAGCACCGGGCTCTCGACGATCATGAGCGCAAGGCACTTGCGGAACGTATTGCGGCCCTGGGCGATGGCCCCGCGGAAGCCGGTGGCGGTGATGTCGGGGCAGGAGGTCCATGAGCTCACATATGACTGGCGCATCTGGGCCAGGGAGGAGCAGCAGCTTCCGCCGCTCGATCGTGACTGGCGGACCTGGCTGATCCTGGGTGGCCGGGGTGCGGGAAAAACCCGCGCCGGGGCCGAATGGGTGCGGGCCCGCGCGCTCGGCCTGTGGCCGATGACGGGCGCGCGCGCCGAGCGGATCGCGCTGGTTGCGCCTACGTTTGACGAGGCGCGGCTGGTGATGGTGGAGGGGAAATCCGGCCTCCTCGCCATTCACCCCGATGGGCAGCGCCCGCATTATGAGCCCTCGAAGCGGCAATTGACCTGGCACAACGGATCGATCGCCCAGATCTTTTCCGCCGACACGCCAGAAAGCTTGCGGGGACCGCAATTCGATGCGGCGTGGTGCGACGAACTGGCGAAGTGGCGCTATGGTGAAGAGGCTTTCAGCATGCTGGGCTTCGCGCTCAGATTGGGCGACAACCCGCGCCTCACCGTGACGACGACGCCGAGGCCGACGGCGCTCTTGAAGCGGCTGCTGGCGGATGAGGCAACGGCTGTCTCGCGCAGCCGCACGGCCGACAACCGCAACAATCTGGCGAAGAGCTTTCTCGCCGCCATGGAGCAGCGCTATGGCGGAACGAGGCTGGGGCGGCAGGAACTTGACGGCGAGCTGATCGACGATGATCCCGAGGCGCTGTTCCAGCGCGACGCGATCGAGGCGCTGCGCGCCAGGCATGCGCCGGATTTGGCGCGCGTCGTCGTAGCGGTGGACCCGCCGGCGAGCCACGGGAAAAAATCGAATGCCTGCGGCATTGTCTGCGTGGGGCTGGGCGAGGATGGCAGGGCTTATGTGCTGGACGATTGCTCCGTGAACGGAGCAAGACCGGCGCAATGGGCGGCCGCCGTGGTGGCGCTCTGGGTGGGTGAAACGGCGGCGCGCACCGAAACGGCATCGCCCACGCTGGCCGAACTCCAGTTCCCCACCATGGAACTCTATGCCATGCCGGCAGCCACGCAGACGCTCCTCGACGACAATGCGGTGAACCTCGACCAGTGGCTGGCGGACGAGGTGCAGCGCGTCTTCGCCGAACAGGAATCGACCGCCTTCGTGACCGGCAACGGCACCAACCGGCCCAAGGGCTTCCTCTCCTATACCAACGTCGCCGATGCGTCGTGGACCTGGGGCAATGTCGGCTATCTGGCGACCGGCGTGGCGGGCGGCTTCGCGGCCTCGAACCCCTCCGACAAGCTGATCGATCTTCCTCAAAATCGTCGCCGCGCTGCTGACCGCCACCTTCGCACCCGGAGACCCCTCGCCGGGAAACGGATGAGCGCCGCGCGGGAGCCCTTCCCGTGGCGGCGCATGATGGCGGCGGGGATTGGGATTTTAAGGCTTTCGCCCCGCGCCTTCTGGAACACGACACCGCGCGAACTCGCGGCGGCATTGGGTGGTGAAAATTCGCCAGCGATGACGCGCGCCGATCTTGACCGGCTTCTCAAGCAATTTCCGGATGGATGATGACCGACAAAATCGAAACACTCGATCTTCAGGCGAAGGACCTCCGCAGCGAGATGGAGGGGCTTGACCGCTTGGCTGATAGTTTCGGCACCAAGCTGGTGAGCGCCTTCGCGGGCGCGGTGATCCATGGCCGCAAGCTTTCCGATGTGATGCGGGGCCTGGCGCTGTCGCTGGCGCAGACGGCGCTGACCTCGGCGCTGAGGCCGCTCGGCAATTTGCTGGGCGGTGCCTTGGCGAGCGCCAATGGCAATGTGATTTCGGGCGGGCGCATCCAGCCCTTTGCGGACGGCGGCATCGTCAATTCGCCCACGCTCTTTCCGTTGCGCGGCGGCACTGGGCTGATGGGCGAGGCGGGGCCGGAGGCGATCATGCCACTCGCGCGCGGCAGCGACGGCAGGCTGGGCATTCGCGGTGGCAGCGGCGGCGTGACGGTGAATGTCTCGATTTCAACACCCGATGTCGAGGGCTTCCGGCGCTCGCAATCGCAGATCTCGGCCGAACTGGCGCGCGCTGTTTCACGCGGGCAGAGGAATCTTTGAGCCATGGCCTTTGACGAGATCAGGTTTCCTACCGCCATTTCACGCGGATCGAGCGGCGGCCCCGAGCGGCGCACCGAAATCGTGGTAACGGGCTCTGGCCGTGAAAGCCGCAACAGCCGCTGGGCCGATTCCCGCAGGCGTTATGATGCGGGCTATGGCGTCAAATCGCTGAACGACTTGCATGAGGTGATCCGCTTTTTCGAGGAACGGCGTGGGCGGCTGCACGGTTTTCGCTGGAAGGATCATCTCGACTGGAAATCCTGCCCGCCGCAATCGCCGGTGAGCGCCACCGACCAGGCGCTGGGAACGGGCACGGGTGCGCAAGCGGCGTTTCAGCTTCGCAAGAAATATGGCACGGGCCTTCGCGACTGGTGGCGCGATGTGCAGAAGCCGGTGGCGGGAACCGTCGTGGTTGCGGTGAATGGCGTTGCAACCACGCAGTTTTCACTGAATGCTTCGACGGGTGTGGTGACCTTCAACGCCGGCAGCATTCCCGCCGTGGGCGCTGCCGTGACGGCGGGCTTCGAGTTCGACGTGCCGGTGCGTTTTGATGCCGATGAACTCCGCATCAACCTCGATCATTTTTCCGGCGGCGAAATTCCCGGCATTCCCATTGTGGAGATCCGCCTGTGAAGATACTTCCCGAGGGCCTCCGCGCTCATCTTGATTCAGGCGCGACGACACTGTGCCAGTGCTGGAAGATCACCACGCGGGCAGGCGTTGCAATGGGTTTCACCGACCATGACCGCGATCTGGTGATCGATGGCGTTACCTATGAAGCCGATTCCGGCATGACGGCGAGCGAGATCGATTCAAGGCTGGGGCTTTCGGTCAGCAATCTCGATGCGGCAGGCGCGTTACGCTCCGGACGCCTGAGCGAGGAGGCGCTGAAGGCCGGTGATTTCGACAATGCCGCCGTGGAAGTGTGGCGCGTCAACTGGCAGGACGTGAGCCAGCGCATTCTGCTGCGCAAGGGCAATTTGGGCGAGGTGACGCATGGCCAGCTGGGCTTCACGGCGGAAGTGCGGGGCCTTGCCCATCTCCTCAATCAGCCGAAGGGCAGGCTCTATAGCTTCGGCTGCGATGCGGTGCTGGGTGACCAGCGCTGCGGCGTGGCGCTCGATGGCGCGACATTCGCGGGAACGGGTTTGGTGCTGTCATCCGAAAGCGGCCAGCGCCTGACGGTGAGCGGGCTTGCGGGGTTTGACGAAGGCTGGTTCGCGCGCGGCACGCTGACCTGGACGAGTGGCGCGAACTTGGGGCGATTGGCGGAAGTGAAGGCGCATCACCGCTTCGGGACGCAGGTGATCGTGGAACTCTGGCAGGCAGGCGGTACCGCGACGGCGGGCGATGGCTTCACCATCCGCGCCGGGTGCGACAAGCAGTTTTCCACCTGCAAGGCCAAATTCGCCAATGGCGCGAACTTCCGCGGCTTTCCCCACATGCCCGGCGATGACTTCGTGCTCTCCTACGCAAGAAGCGGCGATCCCGCCAATGACGGGAAGAGCAGGGAGTAAAGCATTCTTTTCCCTCTCCATGCGCAAGCATGGGGAGGGTGGATCGCGCGAGAGCGCGAGACGGGTGGGGCTGTCGGCAGAATGATTTGAAACCTCGCCGCCCCACCCCGGCCCTCCCCGCAACGCGGGGAGGGAGGCTGTTTTGCCGAAAGGATTCAACTTGCCCCATCCCTCTCTCATCGTCTCCGCGGCGCGGGGGTGGATCGGCACGCCGTACCGGCACCAGGCGAGTCTCAAGGGCGTGGGCTGCGATTGCTTAGGGCTCGTGCGCGGCGTGTGGCGCGAGGTGATGGGCGATGAGCCCGAGGCGGCACCCGCCTATGCGGCGGGATGGGCGGAGAATAGCGGCACCGAGGCGTTGGCCGAGGCGGCACGGCGGCACATGCGGGAAGCTCCGTGCACGGATATTCAGGCCGGTGATCTGCTGCTGTTCCGTTGGCGCGCGCATCTGCCTGCCAAGCATGCGGGGTTAGCCTCCTCGCCCACAATGATGATCCACGCGCAGGACAATGCCTGCGTGGCGGAAATTGCCTTGTCCCCGTGGTGGCGGCGCCACCTCGCTTTCGTGTTCCGTTTTCCCGGAGTTGATGCCTGATGGCGACCGTCGTTCTGCAATATGCCGGCGCTGCCGTGGGCAATCTGATCGGCGGGCCGGTGGGCGGCATTATCGGCCGCGCGGTGGGCGCTGTGGCCGGCAACATGCTGGATCAGGCCTTCTTTTCCAAGACGCGCCGCGTGGAAGGCCCGCGCCTCGATGATCTGCGCGTGATGGCGAGCAGCGAGGGAACGCCGATCCCGCGTCTTTGGGGCCGCATGCGCGTAGCGGGCCAGGTGATCTGGGCCACCAATTTCGAAGAGGTGAAATCAACCCACACGGAAAAGAGTTCGTCCAAGGGTGGTGCCGGAGGAACCAAGGTTTCGGAATACAGCTACTTCGCCAATTGCGCCGTGGCGCTGTGCGAAGGCGTGATCGGCCGGGTGGGCCGCGTATGGGCGGATGGCAAGGAGCTTGATCTCGAAGGCCTGACCTGCAGGCTCTATACCGGCACCGAGACGCAGGACGCGGACAGCCTGATCGTGGCCAAGGAAGGCGCTGATGCAGCGCCCGCCTATCGGGGCCTTGCCTATATCGTCTTCGAGCATCTGCCGCTCGAATCTTTCGGCAACCGGCTGCCGCAGCTTTCCTTCGAGGTGATCCGCCCGGCGGGCGGTGCTGAAACCCTGATCCGCGCGGTGAACATCATTCCGGGCTCAACCGAGTTCGGCTACGACACGGTGATCCAGACGCGGGACCTCGGGCAGGGTATTACCGAATCCGAAAACGCCCATGCCTCCGCCGCGCGGAGCGACTGGATGGTGTCGCTCGATGACCTGACCGAAACCTGCGCCAATGTGAAGGCGGCATCGCTGGTCGTCGCATGGTTTGCCGATGATCTTCGCTGCGGCACGGCTGAGCTGAAGCCCGGTGTCGACAGCGCCAGCAAGGTGACGGAGCCTGACTCATGGCGTGTGGCGGGGCTGACGCGCGCCACGGCGCATCTCGTCAGCACTGTGGATGGCGGTGCTGCCTATGGCGGAACGCCGTCTGACAAAAGCGTGATCCGCGCCATCACCGACATGAAGGCGCGCGGGCTCAAGCTCGTGTTCAATCCCTTCATCCTGATGGACATTCCGGCGGGCAACGGCAAGCCCGATCCCTATGGCGCGGCGGAACAGGGGGCTTTTCCCTGGCGTGGCCGCATGACGTGCCATCCCGCACCGGGCCGCAGCGGCACGCCGGACAAGACGGCGGCTGTGGTTACACAGATCAATGCCTTCATCGGCACGGCCACGGCGGCGCAATTCGGAATCGCCGATGGGCAGGTCACCTATTCCGGCCCCGCCGAGTGGAGCTTGAGGCGCATGGTGCTGCATTATGCCAAGCTCTGCGCCATCGCAGGGGGCGTTGAGGCGTTTCTGATCGGCAGCGAGCTGCGCGGCCTCACCACGCTCAGGGGCTCGGCCAACAGCTATCCCTTCGTGCAGGCGCTGGTGGCGCTGGCGGCGGAAGTGAAAACCATTTTACCAGCCGCGAAGGTTTCCTACGCGGCGGATTGGACGGAATATTTCGGCCACCAGCCGGCGGATGGATCGAACGACTGCTTCTTCCATCTCGATCCGCTGTGGTCATCCGCCAATGTCGATTTCATCGGCATCGACAATTATATGCCGCTGGCCGACTGGCGCGATGGTGCTCAGCACACGGATCGTCTGGCGGGCGTGACCTCGATCCATGATCTTGCCTATCTCAAGCGAAACATCGCGGGCGGCGAGGGCTTTGACTGGTATTATGCGGGTGACGCCGCGCGGCAGGTCCAGGCGCGGAGCGCCATCACCGATGGCGCTTATGGCAAGCCCTGGGTGTTCCGCTACAAGGATCTGAAATCCTGGTGGCTTAATCCGCATTATAACCGGCCGGGCGGTGTCGAGCAGGGATCGCCCACCGGCTGGACGCCGCAGTCGAAGCCCATCTGGTTCACGGAGGCCGGATGCCCCGCCATCGACAAGGGCGCGAACCAGCCCAACGCCTTTGTGGACGCGAAATCAAGCGAGACCCTTCTTCCTTATTTCTCTGGTGGGCAGCGCGACGACCTGATGCAGAACCGCCATGTGACGGCCCTGACGGACTATTGGGGACGTACCGGCGCGCACAATCCCATCTCCTCCGTCTACGGATCATCCATGGTGGCGGCCGACAGGATGTTCTTCTGGGCCTGGGATGCAAGGCCCTTTCCGTTCTTTCCGGCGCGCGCCGATGTGTGGTCGGACGCCGTAAACTATGGCCGCGGCCATTGGCTGAACGGCCGGATTGGCGCTGTGCCGCTGGCGCAGCTGATCGTCGGTGTCTGCGCCGCCTATGGCTTTGCCGATGTGGATGTTTCCACCGTCGAAGGGCTGGTGGACGGTTTCGTGATCGACCGCCCGATGGCGGCGCGCGATGCGCTGGAGGATTTGCTCGGCGCCTTCGCCGTCGATGCGCTGGAGCGCGACGGCAAGCTCTTCTTTACGATGCGGAAGCGCGATGCGGTGCTGGCACTTTCGCCCGATGACTTCGCGGAGAAGGACAGGGATCAGCCGCTCTTTTCCCTCACGCGGGCGCAGGAAACCGAACTTCCCGCCAATGTGCGCGTTGCCTATACCGAGTCCGCGCTCGACTATCGCCGCGCCACGGTGGAGGCGAAGCGCCTTGGCGTTTCAAGCAGCCGCGAGATCACCGTCGATCTGCCCTGCGCCGTGGGGCAGGCGGTGGCCCAGATGCGCGCCGATGTGGCGCTGCAGGACAATTGGGCGGGCCGCGACACGATCAGCTTCGCGCTGGGGCCGGATCATATCGAGCTTGAACCGGGTGACGTGTTTGCCGTGACGCTTGCCTCAGGCCCCAGGAGCTTCCGCATCGAGGAGATCAGCGACGGCGGGATGCTGCGGATTTCGGCGCGGGCCTATCAGGCCCAGGTCTATGACGCGCCGGGAGCACCGGGGCGTGAGGCCGCTGCCGCAAAGGTGTTCGTCTATGGCACGCCGGACGCGCTGTTCATGGACCTTCCCATCGTGAGAGAGGGCTTCAAGGATTATGCGCCGTGGATCGCCGCGTCCGCGAGGCCATGGCCCGGACAGGTCGCGGTCTATCGGCAGGCGGGCTCAACCTATGAGTTGAACCGCAACATCGACTCGCAGGCGACCAAGGGCAGACTGCTCGACACGCTTAGCGCCGGCCCCCGCAACGTCTTCGATTTTGCCGCGAACTTCACGGTGAAGCTGGATTATGGCGCGCTGCAGTCGGTGAGTGAGGTCGAGCTTCTGCAGGGCGCCAATGTGGCGGCGGTGGGCGAACCGGAAACGGGATATGAAATCCTACAGTTCTTGACCGCCGAACTGGTGGCGGCGGATACCTACAAGGTCTCGGGCCTGCTGCGCGGGCAGGGGGGATCGGACCCCGAACTTCTGGCGGCGCGGGGTGCCGGACAGCGCTTCGTGCGGCTGAACGGCGCTGTGAAACAGCCCGACATTACCGCCGCCGATGCGGCGCTGGCCATCACCTGGCGGCTGGGCCCGGCGCAATATGACATCGCCAACAAGCACGTGAACCTTACGTTTCAGGGCAAGATGCTGGGCTTGAGGCCTTTGGCGCCCTGCGGCCTGAAGGCTGCCCGTGATGGCGGTGACGTGGTGCTGAGCTGGATCAGGCGCACCCGCCTCAATGGCGACAGCTGGGACGTGGCCGAGGTGCCGCTGGGCGAGGATGCCGAGTCCTATGTGCTGGACGTGATGAGCGGCAGCACGGTGAAGCGCAGCGTGACGCTTGCCGCACCGTCCTGGCGCTATGCCTCAGCCGACATCACCGCCGATTTCGGCGGCGATGTTTCCGACTTCACCATTCGCATCGCGCAGATGAGCGCCAGCTTCGGCCGTGGCGCTGCCCTTCAGGAGACCATTCATGTCTGATACGCCCCTTCTCGGCCTGCCGCTGCTCGATGGCGCGCAGGCGCAGAAGCATGTGACCCACAACGAGGCGCTGCTGAAGATTGACGGCATCATCCATCTGTCGGTGGAAAGCCGGGTACTCTCCGCGCCGCCCGCTTCGCCATCGGATGGCGCGCGCTATCTCGTGGCCGCTTCCGCCACCGGGAGCTGGCTGGGGAAGGACGGCGCGGTGGCGCTGCGGGAGGCAGGCGCTTGGCGATATGTTCAGCCCACGGAGGGATGGCGGATGTGGGTGCGTGACGAAGACAGGTTCCTCGTCTTCACCGGCGCGATATGGCGTGATCTCCAGGCCATCGACACGCTGCAGAACATGACGCTTCTGGGCGTCAACGCCAGTGCCGACAGCGCCAACCGTCTTTCGGTTTCATCTCCCGCCGTGCTGCTGAACCACGCCGGAAGCGGCATGCAGCTCAAGCTGAACAAGCAGGCGGCGGCCAATACGGGCTCGCTGCTCTATCAGACGAATTTTTCCGGCCGCGCCGAAATGGGGCTGGCGGGCGATGATGATTTCCGCGTGAAGGTGAGCGCCGACGGCTCATCCTGGTTCGACGCGCTCCGTATTGACCGCACGACGGGCGCGGTGAGCATGCCCAATACCGCCATGCCGGGCCTGGCCGATGGCAACAAGAGCGATGTGGTCGTCTCGGGCAGCGGTGCGGCCTGGCGCGTGGAACGCACAGGCGGTGCCGCAGGCGACGGCGTGACGGATGATACGGCGGCGCTGCAATCGGTGCTGACGGCGGGAAAATCCGTCCTGCTCGGCCACGGCAAGACCTATCTGATCTCGGCTGCGCTGAATATCACCGCGGCCGGCACCGGAATTATCGGCGACGGCTCGGCCACGCTGCTGATGTCGGAAGCGGCGGGCGCGTTCGACAATGCCGATGCGTCTGTCGGCGCGCGCTATGGCGCCAATGCGGTGGGCATTTCCGCCAGCGGCGTGCGCCGCCCGGTGGTGCGCGGCCTGCGCATCCGCTATCGCGCCTGGACCGATCTCCGCTACGTGAAAGCGATTGCCTTGAGGAATTGTTCCGACATCGAGTGCAGCGGCAACAGCATTTCCAACTTCAGCCGCGCCAAAGGGCTGGTGACGCTGAATGACGTGACGGGCGGCACGGTGAGCGGCAACCACATCTTCGATTGCCGCACGCTCGCAACGTCTGGCACTGCGACCGATGCGCAGATCACCGGCATTGAACTCGACAATGACGCGGCGACGGCATCAAGCGGCATCGCCATCACCGGCAACCGCATCCGCAATCTGACGCTTGGCGATGCGGCGCGCGCCGCACTGGGCTACCAGACCGATGGCATCAATATCGCCAAATATTACAGCACCAATCATGTGGTCTCCGGCAACATTATCGAAAATGTCGGCGAGGGCGTGGACTGCTTCGGCTCGAACTGCGTGATCACCGGGAACCGCATCAACCGTTGCTTCAACTATGGCGTGAAGCATGTGCATGGCGCGTCGGGCAATGAATGCCATTCCAACACGATCACCAACGTCGGGCTGGCGGGAATCGATTTTCAAACGTCGAGCTCCGCCGTTCAGGACATTGCCGGAAACAGCTGCGTGGGAAACACCATCACGGGCGTTGGGATCGCCGGCGACTGGCTGATGGGCGATGTCTGGGTGACGGCAACACCGGTGAGTGCGGGCGACTATCGCGTGAATGCGGGGAAGCTCTATCAGGCGTCCGCGTCAGGCCTGTGCGGCGCCACGGCCCCCACCCATTCATCGGGTTCCGTTTCGGATGGCGGCGTGACCTGGACCTATGTGAGCGCGGGCCTCGCTTACGACACATTGGCCTATATGACGGCGTGGGCATCCGGCGCGGCGGTTTCCAGTGGCACATTCCGGGCCAATGCCGGGAAGCTCTATGTCGCGCAGACCGGCGGCACCACGGGCGCCACGGCGCCAACCCACACAAGCGGCACGGCAAGCGACGGCGCGGTGACGTGGGCTTTTCTTGCCGTGGCGAACTGGGCGGCCTGGGCGGGGAATTCGACGCGCGGCATCGGCTTCAGCGGAAGTTCGGGCAATCCCTGGCATCCGCGCAACAACCGCATTTCCGGCAACACCATCGATCTTGGCGGGACGGGCGCCTATGGCGTGATGAGCGTCACCGGGGTGGGCTCGGGCAATATCGGCGAGCGCAATGCGGTGAGCAACTGGCTGGCGCCCAATGGCCGCCAGGCGCTGATCCAGTCGGCGGCGAGCTGGGCCGCTTATGCAAGTGCCGTCAACGACAGCAATGCGGTGGCTGAGTTTACGGCCGACGCGGCCATTACGCTTGCCATGGAGAGCGGGCCGAACATCCTGATCTCCGCCACGCTGAGCGCCAACCGTGCCGTCAATCTGCCGTCCGCTTCCGTGCATGAAGGTGCGGCCTTCACCATTGTCCGGACCGGTGGCGGCGCCTTCGTCTCGAATGTGGGATCGGGGCCTCTGGCGGCCTTGGCGCAGAACCAATGGTGCAAGGTGATCTATCAGAACGGCGCCTGGCGTCTCTGGCAGTTCGGAACCTTCAGCGCCGGTGGTGGCGGCGGCTTAAGTGACGGCGACAAGGGCGACATTGTCGTGTCGGGTTCGGGCGCGGCCTGGACCATCGACGCCAACAGCGTTGACAATGGCAAGGCGGCACAGATGGCGGCCGGGACGCTCAAAGGCAACAATTCCGGCGCAACCGCGAACGCCATCGACCTGACGGTGAGCCAGGTGACGGCGATGCTCAACGCCGCCAGCACGACGCTGCAGGGCATGATGAGTGCCGCCGACAAGACCAAGCTGAACGGCATTGCCAGCGGGGCCACCGCGAACAGCGCCGATGCAACGCTTTTCGCCCGCGCCAACCACACCGGCACGCAGACGCGCGCCACCATCAGCGATCTCAACATCCACGCCCGGCGCATTGCCGGTGCGATGGCCCTTTCATAGGAGTTCTTCATGCCCGCCAACAAGGATCCGATCTTCACCGGCACGCCGGATATTCAGTGGAACAACACCGCGCTTGCCGCCGCCAATACGGCGATGGACGGCACCGGCACCGTGACGAGTGTGTTCACCGCCGATGCCACGAACGGCGGCTTTGTGGCCAAGCTGATCGCCCGCGCGCTGGGGACGAATGTGGCCACGGTGGCGCGCATTTTTCTCAACAACGGCTCCGCCAACACGACGGCCGCCAACAATATCCTGATCGGCGAGATGACGTTGCCCGCCACCACCGCATCGGCCAGTTCGGCGCTGCCCGCATTTGAATACCCGCTCAATTTCGCTTTGCCGCCCGGATACAAGATCAATGTGACCATCGGCACGGCTGTTGCGGCGGGGCTGGTATTCTCGGTGATCGGAGGAAAATACTGATGGACATGTCGCATATCCCATCGGCTTTTTCCGATGGCACGCGCCAGCTTTTCTATGCCCAGGGCGCCAATGATTGGCAGGTATGGCGAAAGCCGCGCGGTGTGCGGATGGCGCAGTTCACCATGCTTTCAGGCGGTGGCGGCGGCGGCGCGGGATTGACGGGGGCCGCGGGCACGGCGCGGGGCGGCGGCGGGGGTGGCGGTGCCTCTTCGGTGATCCGGATGATCACGCCGGTTTTCGCATTGCCGGATTTGCTGTTCATCAATGTCGGGCAAGGGGGTACGGGCGGCGTGCCCGGCGTCAGCAGCGGGGCCGGCGTGGCTGGCGCTCTCACCTATCTCTGCCTGACGCCTGCCACGAGCTTCGTGCTGCTGCAGACCACGGGCAATCCGGGCGGTGGCGGCGGCGGTTCAAGCACGGCCGCGGGCACCGGCGGAAGCAGCGGCGGTAATGGCGGCTCCTCGATTGCGCTTGAAGGCGTGCAATTTGGCTCGAACGGTTCGGGTGGGGCCGCGGGCGGCGCGCAGACCGGTGCATTGGGAGGACAGTCTCAGGGAAGTTTCCTGCCGACCGGCGGTGCGGGTGGCGGAGGCGTTGGAACCGCCAACACGAATTTCAGCGGCGGGTTTGTCTATTCCGCATTCTATCCGACGATCTATGGCGGCGGCGCCAGCGGAAGCGGTGATGCGGGCTATAATGTTCTCTTGCCCATCCTGTTCCTGAGCGGTGGCACCGGGGGCGGCACCGCAGGCGCATCCGGCACGGCCGGCAATGGCGGCAATGGCGGATATGGCTCGGGCGGCGGAGGAGGGGGAGGCGGCGTGACGGGCGGCAATGGCGGCAAGGGCGGCGACGGCCTGGTGATGGTGACATGCTGGTGAGACCATGAACATTGACCGTGACGTGGGTGCGCTCGAAGCGCGGATGGAGGTTGTGGAGAACGAACTCCACGCACTCCGCCGCGACGTGCGCGATATTCGCGATGCGCTGGTGACCGCGCGCGGCGGCTGGAAAATGCTGACTGTTGTGGTGGGCTTTTCCATGAGCTTCGGCGCTGTCATGGCAAAGGTTTTTCCGTTTCTGATGATCGACAGGCCTTGAGGCCGGAAGGAGCTGATGATGAAGATGACCGATGAGGGCGTGAAGCTCATCATGACTTTCGAGGGCTTCCGCGCCGAAGCCTACAAAGACCCGGTGGGCGTGTGGACGATCGGCTTCGGGCATACCTCTGCTGCGGGCGAGCCTGCGGTGGCGGGCGGCCTGAAGGTGACGCGCGAGGAGGCGGAAATAATCCTCAAGCGCGATGTGGAGAATTTTGCCACAGGCGTTGCCGCCAAAGTGACGGCGGCGCTGGATGATGCCCAGTTTTCCGCGCTGGTGAGTTTTGCTTACAATGTAGGGCTTGCAAACTTTGCCAAGTCCTCGGTGTTGGCGGCCGTGAACAAGGGCGACCTTGCCGCCGTGCCACGGCGATTGCAGATGTGGACGAAGGCGGGCGGCAGGGTGCTGCCGGGACTGGTGAAGCGGCGGGCGGCGGAAGCCGCCCTTTTCGTTTCGGGACCGGGCAGCGATGAAACCGCCTCGGCACCGGTTGAGCCCGTTCCGGGCAAGGTTTTGCCGAAAAGTACCACAGCACTTGCGGCAATCATCTCTGCGCTGGCCGGCCTCCTGGGGCTTTCCGGCCTGGCGCAGCATTTCGTGGTGCTCACATCTCTGGCGATCGCAGGCGGCGCGGCCTGGGTGCTGCGCGAGCGCCACCGCATTTCGAAGCAGGAGGGTGTGTGATGCTGCCCATAGGCTTTCTCGCCCAAACAGTTCTGGGATTGCTGCAGGGGCCGCTGACAAGGCTGCTCGAAGCGCATATCGCCGACCAGGCCCTGCGCCAGAAGCTGGATGGCGAATTGCGGGGCGAAATCCTCGCCGCCTTCAGCAAGGCGGGCGAGGAGGGGGCGCAGATCGTGCTGGCGGAAACCGCTTCCGAACACTGGCTGACGCGGAGCTGGCGCCCCATGCTGATGCTGATCCTGATGGGCTTCCTGATCTTCGCCGGGGTGATCCTGCCTTTTGGCGACTTGCTGGCCGGCAAGACCGTGCCCTTCAGCCCGCGCTGGCAGATCCTGCCTCCGCAATTCTGGGATTTTCTGTCGATCGGCATGGGGGGCTATATCGGCGGCCGGTCGCTGGAGAAGGTGGCGGGACTGGTGTTTCCCGAGGGGGTGAAAAAAGCCGTTTCCGGCGGAAAACATTGAAATCCGCTTTGCAGGGCCTATGTCCACCGACAGCGTGTCTGTGACCTACATCACAATTCTGTTCATCCGCCATTCAGTTAAGAGCGGTTAGAAAGGGCGCTAGAAAGGAGACCAGAGCCCGTGCGTAAGCTGTGCCGTGCCGTAGCGATTGCTGCGACCGCCGCCCTTGTGGCCGCTGGTCCCGCTTTCGCGCAAGTCAAAATAATGGTTCCGACGGTCAAGGTTGCGCCGACGGTCAAGATCGCGCCTGTGCCGACGGTTAAGGTGCTGCCGCCCACGATCCGCGTGATTCCGCCCTCCATGGTGTTGCGGAACGTGAAACAGATCATGCCGCAGGTTCAGGTGCTGAAAGTCATGCCCAGTGGTGCGGGCTATGTTGTCAAGGTGAAGGACAATGGTATTGTCCGCCAGTTGAGGGTGGATGGGGCGACGGGCGCCGTGTCGCCCTGA